GCTGGCGGAGGCGTCGGAGTAGTGGCCGCAGCTGGCGGAGGCGTCGGGCCGGCGGGCACAACCGGATTGCTTGGTCCGGCTTGCATGACCTGGCGGAGCTCGGTTTCCACGCTGGCGACATATTGGTCCCATTGGTCCTCGGTCTGGTCGCCCGGCTTGCGTCGGTTTTTCCACTGCTTGGTTTTGGCCAGCGTCGCTTTGCTGCTGGAGTGGATGCGTCCGTCCCACGGCAAACCGTCCGAGTCGACGGTTACGCCGCTAACAGCAGCGGCAGCAGTGACGGGCAGTGCCGGGCCCGTCGCAGTCTGCGCAGGCGCCGGGTCCGTGCCAAAAGCATCGGACGGGTTCCGTTCGGCGGGGCCCGTTTCCGGAAAATAGGTCTCGGCGCGGGCCTTAAACTCCGCAACGGATCCGCTGGCGGCGTCGACGTGGCGCTGTATCTTTTCGCTAGCGTAATGTGCCGGGCAACCCTGATCGCTACAGTCCTGCTCTACGGCGGCGTTACAGTCCGGCTCGCCGGCGATTTTTGCGTCCTGCGCGAGACCGTGCAAAAAATCGGACGCCCGGGTCAAGGCGTAGTATTCAAACGGTACTGTTATGCTGATTGGATCTTTCATTCTGTTTTACCTGTCTGGTTGTTGAACAGCGCCGATATTATGCTATAGTGACGGCTCAGTCAACAGCGGATAAGGCACAAAACACAATGATTCCACGACGCGACTTTATAACGGCTTTAAAATTTGCAAGCCATGCAATGGGCAAGATGGACGTCCGGTATTATTTAAACTCGACGCTCTTTCGGTTCGGTTCGGACTTTTTGGAGCTGGTCGCTACCGACGGTCACCGCATTGCTCGAGTAACGCTGGAGCTCCCGACGGACGACCGTACGCCGTTCGGCGACTTTATTGTTAAGGCCGCGTCGGTTAATGAATTGCTTAAAACTTGCAAGGTAAAAAAGAACGACCCGGACACCGACCAAATTGGCTTTGGTCTCGACGACGGCGAGCTGTCGGTTTTTTGGGGCGCTTCTTTTATGCGGCTGGAGTGCGAGGGCGGAAAATACCCGGAGGTACACCGCGCCTATGATACGAAGCCGCCGGAGGACGGCGTGCACGGTTTGCACACTTTAAACGTCAGCGCGACCTACCTGGCTGACGCCGCCAAAGCAATCGCGCTGCTGACAATATCCGGCGACGCGCCCGCCGAGCTGAATTTTTATTATCATAATCGTTGTATGAAACTGCGCGCTTATGTCGACAAGCGTTTTTCGTCGATTCGCAACGACGCGATGGTCGCTATTATGCCGATGAAAATGGCCCCACGTGCTAGTTAGGCGTCCGCTACCGGCGGCCATAGACCGCGCAACGCGTCCGGCCCTACGGCCGTATCAGCTCGACGTTAAACGCGGCGTTTATGAAGCGTGGGCGCGGGGCGATCGCAACGTGCTGGCGGTCCTGCCGACTGGCGGCGGCAAAACGGTGGTGCTGTCCGACATTCTGTTCGAGAATCACGGGGCGGCCTGCGCGGTAGCGCACCGGCGCGAACTGGTTTCGCAGATCTCGATCGCCTTGGCGCGTAACGGCGTGCGACACAGAATCATCGGGCCGCAGGCCGCCGTAAAGCAAATCGTTAATTTGCATATGCTGGAGCTCGGCCATTCTTACTATGACCCGAACTCAAAGGTCGCAGTCGCCGGCGTGGACACGCTTGTAAAGCGCAAAAAAGAGCTGGCCGGCTGGACGCCAACCGTTACGCTTTGGGTCATGGACGAGGCGCACCACGTTCTGCGCGCGAATAAATGGGGCGCGGCTGTTGAAATGTTCCCGAACGCCAAGGGCCTCGGGCCAACCGCTACGCCCTGCAGAGCTGACGGTAAAGGGCTCGGCCGGCACGCGGACGGCGTATTCGACGTTATTGTCGAGGGCTCCACAATGCGGGATCTGATCGACGACGGTTACCTGACCGATTACCGGGTCTACGCTCCGCCGCCGGCGCTTATGATGGCTAACGAGGACGTCAGCAAGGCGACCGGCGAATTCAGACGCGACGCCGTATTCCAGAAATTCAGGCAGAACAAAAGCCGGGTAATGGGCGACGTGGTCGATCAGTATTTAAAGCACGCGAACGGAAAATTAGGAATCACGTTCGTACCGGACGTCGAGGACGCTATCGACACCGCGGCGACCTTTACCGCTCGCGGGGTTCCGGCCGCTGTCGTAACGGCCGAGACGCCCGACGCGGATCGGATCGCCATTTTGCGGCGCTTTAAAAACGGCGAAATTAAACAGCTGGTTAACGTCGATTTGTTCGGCGAGGGGTTCGACTTGCCGGCAATTGAGGTCGTCAGCATGATACGCCCGACCCAATCTTACGCCCTGTACGCGCAGCAGTTTGGCCGGGCGCTGCGACTTATGCTCGCGAGCCACTACGGTCGAATGTGGGACACCTACACGGCCGAGCAGCGGCGGGCCGTTATTGCCGCCAGCGACAAGCCGACCGCGATCATTATTGACCACGTGGGCAACGTGCACCGCCACGGCTTGCCGGATGCGGCCCGGGTCTGGTCACTGGACAGGCGCGAGAAAACCAGCAGCGGACAGCCGGAGGACGTAATCCCGACCAAATCGTGCCCGGCCTGTACGCGCGTTTACGAACGGTTTTTCCCGTCGTGCCCGTACTGCCACCATAAACCCGAACCGGCCTCCAGGAGCGGTCCAGAGTTTGTCGATGGCGACCTGGCAGAACTGGACGCCGAGACCCTGGCGCAAATGCGCGGGCTGTTAATCCGCAAAACGCCGGCCGAATACCGTGTCGAGCTGGCGGCGAGTAACGTCCCGCTGATCGGGCAAATGGGACACGTCAAACGCTACGCCGAGGAGCTAAAAAGCGTCGAGGCGTTAAAGGATGCAATCGCCTGGTGGGGCGGCTGGCAGAGGTCACAGGGTCGGACCGACAGCGAATCGTTCCGCCGCTTTTACCTGCGCTACGGCGTGGACGTGCTGACGGCGCAAGCGCAAGACAGGAAACAGGTCGAGGCGTTAACCATTAAAATAAACGACGAACTCGGGGAGATTCGAAACAATGCTTAAAAACGAAACGAAAACCGTCGATATCGACATCGTAGACGGCGAGCCCGTTGTCCGGACGACTTGGGTTTTATGGTATGAGGACGGGTCAGTCGATTACTTACAGCGGCGCCAGCCGGTCACCGACCCAGTCGAGCGCGAGTCGATACTGAACGCCGGCGTCGACATTGTAGAAATCGACGTCAAGCTGCCCGGCGTTATCGGGTCAATTATGGTTACGGGGATTCTAACCCATGAGTAAAAAAGCAATTCATTTGGGCGGCGGCGCTTACGCGTCAATTACCGAAATTGGCGAACTGATAATAACCGCGGACCACCACGAACCGAGCGAAGCGTCGAGCGCGGTCTACATTCAAAAATCTGATATAAAACTGCTGGCGGAGTTTATAAAAAACGAGCTACCAAAGCAGGAGCGGGGCCAATGAGCAGTTTAACTTTAAAAATGAAAATGTCTCCAAAAGATGCGGGCGGGCTATTCAGCAAGGCGTGCCGGCTAGAAGATGAAAACAAGAAATTAAAAGCGAGAATTGCGGAGCTTGAGCGGCCCGCTATTGTGCCAGGGGGCGAGAAATTGGTGCCCTTAGAGGCCAGTCACAACATAGAACAAGCGGGATGCGAGGCTTACATGAACGCGGACGGCCCCGGCACCCTTTGGATGCACGCGTCATCAATGGGCCGCGCATACGAAGCAATGGTGGCCGTAGCGGAGCAGGGCGAATGATGCTTAACGAGTGGGCGATCCGTTGGAACGTTCCGGCCGCAGCGCTGCAGGACTTACGGGCGCGCATGCAGGCCGTTAACACCGGGCCGCCCGACAGTGCTGGCGGACGATCGGAGGCTGCCGTGCAAGCTGCGGTAAGGCTGGAGGCGAGCAAAAAAGGAGCGATATTGTGGCGAAACAACGTCGGCGGGTACTACGACGAGACCGGCCGGTTTATCCGGTACGGTCTGGCGAACGACTCAAAAGCCATGAACCAGACAATCAAGTCGCACGACCTAGTCGGGATCCGGCCCGTCGTAATAGTTCCGGTAATGGTCGGGCGGACGATTGGGCAGTTTATAAGCCGCGAAGTAAAGCCGCAAGATTGGCGCTATACCGCGACAAAGCGCGAAGCCGCACAGCTTAAATTTGCGGACTTGGTCGTTAGTTTGGGCGGCGATGCGTCATTTACAACAGCCGAAGGGACACTGTGACCACGACAAAACAAGGCCAGCCGACGAGCTGCCCAGTTTGCGAGTCTGCGGACCTGCGCACGACCGTAAAGGCGATCGACGGGGGCGCGGCTAGCGAGTACCCGGTCGAGTGCAAGGACTGCGACATCGAGCTCGGCTACTACGCGTATGGCGCTTGGGATTCGTGCTATTTTCGGGAGCTAGGCGAATGATTTTACTTGTCTGCGGCGGTCGCGCGTTTAACGATTGGGAAAAATTTTGCGACGCGATGCAGCTTTTACCCCACGCGGCGACAATTATTATTGAAGGCGGGGCCCGTGGAGCGGACAGAATGGGGCGGACGTGGGCCCGACTTGAGGGCATACACTGCGCAACCGTTGAGGCGGAGTGGGCTCGTAACGGGCGCAAAGCCGCCGGCCCGGCCCGCAACTCCGCAATGCTGCTGCTGCGGCCAGATTACTGCCTGGCAATGCCTGGCGGATCCGGCACGGCTGACATGAAACAAAAAGCGAGCGCCGCCGGCGTTCCGGTATGGGAGCCCTGGGGATGATTTACGCGACACCGTTTAGGAAATCCGACAAAGAACCGACTGGGCCGAGTGCGCTCTCCGGGTTTGAATCACTCGACCAGGTCGTCCAAATGCTCGGCGATTCGGATTGCATCCGACGGCCCGCGATGGTGATTTACGGCGCAAGCGACGATTGCATCGTGTACAGCCGGGTCGTGTTTCGTATTGACCGCGCGGTCAATAGCGGGTAATGTTCGGCTCTACGCCCCGGTAGTCTCAGCAGGTAGAGCGCGGCGCATGTTTGGGGTAACAGAGACCAAAGGGCTATAACACGGCTAGCCACTGCCCAAAATGCGACGAGGTCGCGGGTTCGACTCCCGTCCGGGGATCCACTTTTAAACGCGAGTACATAAAAATGACTAAGGGCGATTTGCTCACGCTGGCGAAAGCTATGGCACGGGAAACCGGCTTGATTAACCTATCGCGACAAGCGCTATGCGACCGCGCTGTTATCGCGCCGGGCTCGTTTAGCTACTATGCGGGCTGCACGTTTAACGAGTTCGTAAGCGAGATCCGCGACGACTTGCGCGACGCCGGGCACGTCCAGGTAACAAAAGCGCGCGCCAATCCGGAGCTGCGAAAAATAAGCATACTAGACGCGGCCGTCGATGTGGCCACGGTTTACGGTTACAACAACGTCAGCCGCCAGCAGGTAGCAGACCGCGCCGGCGTGTCGACCGGACTGGTGACCAAGTATTTCGGGACCATGCTGCAGCTCCGCCGGGATATTATGCGCGCGGCCATTCACCGGGAAATTGCCGAAATCGTCGCGCAGGGCATGGCGTGCGGGGACCGGCACGCGGCAAAAGCGCCGGACGAACTGAAAGCAGCCGCACGGCTTACACTTTAATTACGGGGCGACCATGCAGCAATTACCGGAAGCGCTCCGCCCGCTGGCAGAGTTTAGGCAGTTTATTTTGTGCAAGTTTGTCCCGAGCCAAAAAGAGCCCGGAAAGTTTGAAAAATACCCGGTCGATCACCGGACGCTGCAAGTGTTTGCGAAAGGTAGCGACTGGCAGAACGACCCGGCGGCCTGGACGTCCGCCGACGAGGCGATCCGCTTGGCCGGCTTGTGCGGCGACGGCTACGGAATCGGTTTTTTCTTCACTGCAAACGACCCGTTTTTCTTTCTCGACATAGACCGATGCCTGCAGGCTGATAACACGTGGTCGCCGCTGGCGCTGCAGTTGCTCGGCTATTGTCCAGAGGCGGCGGTCGCAGTCTCCAGCAGCGGGCGGGGGCTGCACGTATTTGGCCGCACGTCGGCGCCTGTGCTACACGGCAATCGAAACCACGAGCTAGATCTGGAGCTCTACACGGAAAAGCGGTTCGTCGCGCTGTCGGCAACCAACGCGCAAGGGTCGGCGGCCATGTCCTGCGATCTATTCCCGCAGCTGGTGGCGACCTATTTCCCGCCTAAAGCAACGCAAAAGGGCGCCGAGTGGAGTAGCGAACCGGTCGAGGGCTACACGGGCCCCGAGGACGACGACGAGCTGATCAAGCGAGCCGTGGCCAGTCGCAGCGCTGCGGGGGCGTTTGGCGCCGGGGCGACGTTTGCGGACCTATGGGCGGGCGACGACGAGGCACTGGCGCGCGCGTACCCGGACGGCAGCAGGCACAACGGCAGCCAGGCCGATGCGGCCTTGGCACAGCACTTGGCGTTTTGGACCGGTAACGACTGCGAGCGGATCCTGCGCGTTATGTGGCGCTCGGGATTGGTCCGCGACAAATGGGACCGCGAGGATTATTTGCACCGCACGATCTTAAACGCGGTGGGCATGCAGGAGACGGTCTATTCTACCGGCGCCGCGGCGGACACGACCGTCCTGGACCAGTACGGGCCTGCCAAACTAAAAGCCACTGGCGAGCGCCAGGGGGCGTTTGCCGAGTCGATACGAGCGGAGCGGTTCGTCGAATTTAAAGCCGCCGGGATGGACGAGTCGCGCCTGCACGAACTGGCGCAGCAAACGAGCGTTAAATTGTGGCTAGACCATCGCGACAAAACCGGCGACCAGCTGCTCGGCATGATAACGCCGGTTAGTGCGGCCGCGCCGCCGGCGGCGTCCGTTAGCCTGGACCCAGAGATCCGCGAGGGCTACCAGGATTTAGGGGCGACACAACAGATTGAGTATTTTAGCGGCTGTGTTTACATACAGAGTTTACATAAAGTTTTTACGCCAGACGGGGCGCTGCTAAAGTCGGAACAGTTCAACGCGACTTATGGTGGCTACACGTTCCAGCTAGACGCCGAGGGCGGCAAAACGACCCGCAAGGCCTGGGACGCGTTCACCGAATCGCAGATCGTGCGCTACCCGAAAGCGGCGTCGACGTGCTTTCGTCCCGACGTGGCGCCCGGGGCGATCATCCAGGAGGAAGGCGACGCGCTTGTTAATACTTACAAACCCGTGGACACGCCGCGCGTAAAAGGCTACCCGGGCCCGTTCTTGCGACACTTGGAGCTGCTGCTGCCCGACGCCGGTGACCGGTCAATTCTTTTGGCATATATGGCCGCGTGCATTCAGCACAAGGGCGTAAAGTTCCAGTGGGCGCCGCTGCTGCAGGGCGCCGAGGGTAATGGCAAAACCTTGTTAACGCGATGCGTCGCTTTTGCCGTTGGCCAGCGCTATACGCACCAACCGCCAGCGAACGAGATATCCGAGAAATTCAACGAATGGCTGTTTAATAAGTTGTTTATCGGGATCGAGGACGTTTACGTCCCGGACCATAAGCGGGAAATTATCGAGATCTTAAAGCCGATGATCACTAACGACAGGCTCGCTATGCGGGCGATGCAGCAGTCGCAGGTTATGGGCGACAACCGCGCTAATTTTATGCTGAATAGTAACCATAAAGACGCAATACGCAAGACCCGATCAGACCGCCGTTTTTGCGTTTTTTACACGGCGCAGCAGACCGAGCAGGATTTAACGCGCGACGGCATGCAGGGGAATTACTTTCCGGATCTTTACGACTGGCTGAAAGGCCGCAACGCTTACGCCGGCGCCGGCGCGGATCACGGTTACGCCGTGGTCTCGGATTACCTGGCGGATTACGCGATACCGGACGAGCTAAACCCCGCGACCCGCAGCCATAGGGCGCCGAGTACCAGCACGACCGAGGAGGCGATCAGCCAGTCAATGGGCGGCATTGAGCAGGAAATTCTCGAAGCCGTGGCCGAAGACCGCCCGGGGTTTGCCGGCGGCTGGATCTCCAGCGTCGCAGTTGAGCGCCTGCTGCAGTCCGTCCGCATGGCTCGCAGCATTCCGCACAACAAACGCCGGGAGCTGTTGCAGTCGCTCGGGTACGACTATCACCCCGCGCTTAAAGACGGCCGAACCAATACCGGCATACCGCTCGACGAGGGCAAAAAGCCGCGGTTGTTTATCCGAAACGGCCATATCCACGCGAATACAACTTACGCCAACGAGGCCGCCAGGCTGTACCAAGAGGCGCAAGGCGCTATCCAGTCCGCCGGCGGCGATGCGAGTCGGCGGTTCCAGCAGTAAAATAATGTTATCCGTTGTTGACGAGCCGGTCAGTAGTCGATACAATCTTTACATCGACTAAGCAAACACCCACGGAGCACGGCACCATGAGCACTTTTGAAGCTGGCAAAACCTACACGACCCGCAGCATTTGCGACCATAGCAGCATTATCGAAGTTAAAGTTCTGCGCCGCACTGCAAAAACAATCGTCGCCAACCTCGGCGGGCGTCGCGGCGAGAAGCGCCTGCGCATTACCGAGCGAAACGGCTTTGAAACCGTTAAGCCATACGGGTCCTACAGCATGGCCCCGACCGTCACCGCCAAGTAAAACAACCAGGAGCGAACAACATGCAAAACGCAATGACAACCGCAAGCCAAGCAAGCCGCGACGAATGGGCGCGCGTGAACGATCTTTTGCCGTGGTGCGATGCGCCAGCGTGGGCACGGTTTGCTGTCCAGCACTGCGGGGCGTGGTTCTGGCTGCAAAAGCCGCCCGCGTCGGCTGTACACGACGAGCTGCAAGTACGCGGGCCGCACGCACCAATCAAGCCGGTCGTTCGGGTCCTGACCAGCGAACGTTTATTTATGCGACCGCGGCCCTCGGTAGCAGTCGACAGCGGCGTCGCGCGATTACTGCAGGCAAACGTCCCGGTCCTGATCGCCGCCCGCTGTACGCATTCAGACGACCCGGAGCGCGAAGCGTTGTTGATATACGGTAAGCTGCTGGACCTTGGGATCGCCAAATACGGCGCGGATTTTGAGCAGATTATGCGCGAGGCGCTGGAGTGAAAGGCTGGCAGCCGTGCAACCCGCAAAAAGCGAAAGCGCTGCTGTATCAGGGCGCTATTATTAAACGTAACGGCAAACGGTGGTTTTATTATGCAAGACCTGACGGCACGACAGCAAAAAGACATCGAAACCGCAGGGCGCGGGGATGTAAAACTCGGGGCGCTGCTGCGCCAGGCGATGGCCGAGTTTGATCTAACCGGGTCGATCGGGCCCGTAAAAGAGCGCCGCATTAAAAAGCGGTTGCAGACCATTAAGAGGAGGGCAGCACGTGACCACTGATAATTGCAAGGCGCGACAGTACAGCGACCAAATGCAGTGCGGCGCGTGTGGGCTCGCATGGGACGTTAACGACCCGGAGCCGCCAGCGTGCCGGCCGGGCCATACGTCGGATCTGCGCGAGCAGCAACGCAAACAGCGGGACAAATTGAGGGCGCCGTTATGAAAGAGTACGTAAAAATCGGATGGATTGCTTTTAAGGCGCTGCGCGATTTGCGGCTGTCGACAAAGTGGCGGCACGACATAAGGGCGCGAACTCTCGGGGCGTCTAGGCTAGACACGGAAGTCCGCCAGGCTTTGGGGAAACGTAACGATTACCGCCGAACGTTGCCGGATCTGGTTAGCGAGCTGGCGCGGGCAGCAAGCGAAGAACGCCTGGCGGGGCGTATCCGCTCAATCCTTGGGCCACTAAATGACGACGCCCGGACCGTGCCGGATTTGATCGACGACATGGTCGACCGGTTAATTAAAAAAAAGGGACAGACGCAAATCTGCTGCCAATGCCTTTCGTTTAACGGGTCGATAGCGGCCACTTGTCACGGATGCGAGGCGCCGTTATGACCAGTAAGCGCCAAGCGTTGCCGGACGGGACGGTCCGTTACGAAATAAGCCGATCGCGCGGGCGTTATGGGCGCGTCGGAGTGTACGTTACGGCGCGGCCGGACGAGTCTCGGGATTCGGTCGCGCGTCGGTTAAGGCATGCTAGGGAGACCGTGCGCGGTCTTGCGGGAGCGTTAACATGAAAGCATTACGTTATATACTTGTCAGCATCGTTGTGGTTATGGGCTTTTCGATCGTTTTAATGGTGATCGAGCTGGCCAGTTTGTTTTTCTAACCTGGCGCGCCAGCGTCCGCCCGGCCTCGGTCGGGCTCTTTTATAAATAGTTGTATCCGTTGTTGACGGGGCGGTCAGTAGTCGATACAATCTTTACATCGACTACAGGAGCACACGACATGAATTTTACAACTTGGTTAAACGCACTGATCAGCGAAAAGAACATCGACATTGAGCAGACCCTCCAAGTCGAAGGCGAAAGCGGCACGAACTGGATCCCGGTCGAATGCGTACTGGAGGCGATCAAGTCCACCAGCAAAGCAGAGCAGCAGGGCATTAAAAAGACGCTGGTCGCGATCGACTTCCGGAACGGCGACGTGCTGCACTTTATAAAGCACCTCGCGCAAGCGGTCGCACAATAAAACAGACAGGGCCCCTCGGGGCTCAGGAGCTCGACAGCATGGCGATTGAATTGTACTGCGACGGCGCTGTTATTGACGACACGGCGGAAGAAAAACGCGGCGTTTGCCGCAGCTGCGACCGAGTAACAGACCGGGAAGTCCGAAGCGCCGGCGAGACCACGTGGTCGTTTGAATGCGATCAGTGCGAGGAGCTGGCCGCTAGCTAGCCGCTACGGTCAGGAGCTAGCCGCTACGGTCAGGAGCTAGCCGCTACGGTCAGGAGCTAGCCGCTACGGTCAGGAGCTAGCCGCCTCGGTAAGGAGCTAGCGGTCAAAATCGCACCCCGAACTCCCGTACTTGCAAAACTGCGGGGTACGCTGGAGCCCTTGGGAGAGTAAGGCTCCCGGCAGTTTCGACCAGACCCCGCACAACGAACTCTCTCCCGGCGCTGACGTGCGCCTCGTGCGCCCCGCCTGCTGTTTCCCTATATACACTACTACTGTACTATTATAACTTATAGAGTAAGGGGAGTAAGGGGGAATGTGTCGGTAAGGTCAGTAATAGCAAGGGTTCAAGGCCGCCCCGTAGTGGTCGGAAGTTACGGGAGGGCTAACAGTATCGGACCGCGTGCTATGCTGGCGGAAAGAAACCAGAGTTAGGAGTGTGGCCTCAATGTTCAATGTCAGAGACGAAGCAATCCGCCAAATGGAATCGGATCTAAAAACGTTTGCCGCGCGGGCGTTTCCGTTTGCTACGAAAAACACCGTTAATCAGGGCGCGTTTAGGGCTCGGACTTACGCGCAAGAAAACATCGACCAGAACATGACGACGCGAAACAAGTTTACGAGGAACA